AGCGAAGACCGAAGATCTCAGAGCGGCGCAGGGACATCCAGGCCGCGAGGAGTCCGGCACACTCAACCTCTCCGCCGATCTCAGCGAGGGCAAGGATCAGACGACGAAGATCCGCAGAGCCGTACACGGGCGGTTTCTTCTGCGGCTTCTTCGATGGGAGAACCAGATCCTCAATCGTCACACCGGTGGCGGACTGAATCAGACTCCACGCTTCCCGGATCGTCTTGCCAGCGTAGTGCTCCTTCTCCTTGTCAATGGCAGCCTGCACACGGGAGCGGGTCAGATCCTTCACACGCAGCGGCATGAGATCCTGAAGATTGTTCCGGGCCTTACGCTCGTATCCGTCAATGGTCGCAGGGGAGACCACACCATCACGGGCTTTGATGTAATCGGCAACGGCATCCTTCACCAGACGGTTGTCCGGCTTCTTTGCCTCCAGCAGTCCGGCCTTCGCTGCCCTGGCCTTTGCGTAGTACTCCGCCTCGGTATCTCCGGAGACGGGGACGCGCTGGCCCTTCACCATCACCTGGGCAAACCAGGTTCCGGACTTGAGCCGGCGGGGAGCGGGCACGCTGATCTCTGTCTTGTCCTTCAGCTGCTTCTTGCCGCACCAGTTGCAGAACATGGAATTGTCAGGGATCTCCCTCCGGCAGTATTTACATTTCAAGAGATCACCAACCTTTCCGACTGATTTCTGGAGAGTCTATACGGTATTCGCTTTTACCTAAGTAAAAGCAAGGCTATTTTTTTAATTTGTTACGCTGCTCACGTTCGAGCTGCTTAATACTTTTTTCCGGTGTAGGAAGATCCTCCGGCATGGTTCCGCCAAGATCTTTAATTGTCTGGCGAACTTTCTTGCCGACTTCATAATGAGTACGGTTAGCAGCCTGCTTGCCACGGATATGCTCGCGGCGCAGCTTTTCATCTGTTTGCGTTGCGCGGAATAGATTCGCGGCTAATTCGGTGCTGCCCATGTGGTCAAGAATATCATCCTTCGGCTTTAATCCCTTCCGGACGGCAATATCTTTTCGGTTTAGTCCACCATAGAGACCTTGGTATCCACTGTTCTGAAAAATAGCATAATCAAGTGTGGTTTCTACGCCGGCCATATGAGCTGCATCTGCGAGAGATTTATTATGTTTTCGCATTTCCTCACGAATGGCTATGCGCTTCTGATCTTCGCTTAGTGCTTCGTAGTCTTCAATCAGTTCCTGCTGGCGAGTTTTAATTGCGAAATATGTTTGACCGAGTGCTATAATTTCTTTTCTCGGATCGCCATTCATGACAATCAGGTAACAGGCATATCGGGACAACTGGTAACTCTTTAAATACCGACGCGCACCAGATCCAATAGTAACCATTTCGGTGACTTCACCAAAATGGTCAGAAATTTCAAAGCCACTGGATTTACAGGCGTCCATAGCTTTGAAGATGGATAGTTCGAAATTACGATAATCCGAGTACTCGAGAACTCGCTGGAGCTCACGGGCGAGCCAGTACTCCTGACCATAATCGTTCACATGCTTGATACTCTCAAAAGTTTCATAATTATATTTTTCTAAATCTGACATAGTATTCTTCCCTTCTGTTGTGAATTAGTTTGATTGAAGCCGGGGCGTTTTTATTTTTCAGGGGCGGGATCCGGATCCTCAGAGGTGACGGTGAGGAGCTTCCCCTCTATGGGGAAGATGAAGTCACCGCGCCGGGTGCTGTAGACATAGACGTTATCCGCCAGAGCGGCAGCGGGATCCTCGATCACATTTCCGAATTCATCATAGTACTTCTTCATGATTCGTCACCCGAGATCCAGAAGGCCGGCAGGATCGTCACGCTTTTTATATATCCCCGAGGCAGCGAGGCCACGCACGGCAGTCAGGGCAGCGGTCTGACCTTCGGTATTCATGGAGCGGTAGCATCCGACCAGCTCTTCCTCACTGGAGGAAAGAACGATCTGCGGAGCGGGAGCAGAAGACTCTGGTGTAAAAGTATACTGCCTCTCCACGGAAGACCGGCCGGTAAGGTAATCCATATCGACATTGAAATAATCGGCGATGGCTTCCAGCATCTCGAAGTCAGGCTCGCGCTGGCAACGCTCATACATACTGATACGACTCTCTGATACACCAAGAGTATCAGCAAGCTGCTTCTGCGTCATGCTATTCTTTATACGCAGAGATCTAAGAACTTTGCCAAAGGGCATAGGACATCACCTCCATTATATATATAACACGAAGCGTGTTAAAAAGCAAGAAAGAAAAACACAAAATGTGTTGACAAAAGGAAACGGCTATGCTATATTGAAATCACACAAAACGTGCGGGAGGTGAGCACCAAGTGAGTAATGCACAGATCGGAGCCAGGCTGAGAAGTCTTCGAGGCGATACACCAAGAGCAGTCGTAGCTGACGCAGTAGGAATATCAGTATCAGCGCTACAGATGTATGAGAACGGGGCAAGAGTGCCACGGGATCAGAAGAAGATGGCGTTAGCGGAATACTATCACACTACTGTCGAGGCTATTTTTTTTAATCAAGAGCCGCACGAATTGTGCGGAACAACCCCCGCGTGAAGCGCGGCCCCGGGAGTATACTCCCGATTAGAGGAAATGTCCTTGACATTTCCTATGAACATTCAGAAAGGAGAACACGTTGCTCTTCTGCATTGGCAGCAGAAAGCCCGCCCGGATAACCGGACGGACTTCCCCGGAGTTCACTTCTTGGAAGTGGACTTCCGATTGGAAAGCACTGAGCCTGCGAGAGACTTGGTGGTCTTGGAAGTACGACCATCGTTCAGCGCTTTCCCTGCTTTGGACGCCACGGGTTTAGACGTCCGCACAGAATTCTTCGCCATGAGTTTCACCTCCTTTCCTTGCGGAGCGGGGGAGAACACAGGACGAGGAGCAGGGCGAGGCTGAGGACAACAGCCTCGGAAGAAGTTTAGCAGAGACGGGGAGCTGCTGTCAATGCAGAAGAGCAACGGAAAACAGAAAGGAGAACGAGACCATGAGCGAGAAGATCAGAGTCCTGGTGATTGAACCGGGGAAGAATCCGGAGGAGCGGGAGATCGACAACACGCTGGAAGCGCTGCAGGAGATCGTGGGCGGATACATCGAGTGCGTAACCATGGCGACGGACCTGGTGGTCATCTGCAACGAAGAGGGACGGCTGATGGATCTGCCGTTCAACTGCGAAATCTGTGACGTGTTGTTCGTCGGGACAATCCTGATGGCCGGCGTGAAGAGAGACGAGTTCGCAGATCTGCCGGCCAGCCTGGATGATATGAAGCGGATGTTTCCCGGACTGTGGATGGAGGACATGCAGGACAACATGCAGCAGAGCCTGGACCAGATGGCGGGGTGAGGACATGGACGAGGAAATCATCCGGAAGAAATGCCGGAACTGCGGGCGGGAGATCTTCCTGATCCAGGCCCGCGGAGGGAGACGCATCCCGGTAGATCCGGCGCTGATCCCGTTCTGGTGGTCGCCGATGGGATCGGAGATCTTCGTCAACCAGGACGGTGACACGGTAACGGGCGAGCGGAGCGGGAGACCGGAGAATGTGACGGACGTGGGATACATCCCGCACTGGAAGACCTGCCCGCACGAAGCACGATTCAGGAGGAGGTGACAACATGCCGAGACTGAAGGAGAGACCGATTCCTTTTCAGAAGATGCAGCGGCTGATCCGGGGATACAACTACAACGGAAACAACCTGGAGCCGATCCTGGGATACAGCCCGAAGACGATCCGGAAAAAGATCGAGGACCCGCGGGAGCTGACGCTGGGAGATCTGGAGAAGCTGTGCAAGGGCGGACATATCCCAATGGATGAGATCCGGGAGGCGATGGTGCTGTGACGGAGCGGAGCTGTTTAAACTGCGGGCACGACCAATGGGAACCGAAGGAGGAAGACGATGAAGAAGACACCGAAATATCTGGCAGGGTATACCGGAGACTGCTGCGCCCTGTGTGGGAGGAACGGCTGCGAGGATCCGCTGGACACCCATCACATCTTCAACGGCGGCGCAAGAAGAACCAGCGAGATCTTCCATGCGACGGTGAGGCTGTGCCACGGGCGCTGCCACCAGCTGGGGAAGTACAGCGTGCACAGGAACCAGGACGTGGACCTGATGCTGAAGCAGTACGGGGAGCGGCTGGTGATGGAGGAGTACGGGTGGAGCATCGACGACTTCCGGGCGATCTTCGGGAAGAACTACCTGGACGAGGCGATGGAGGATCTGGATCCGGCGGTCATGCTGGCGGAGCTGCAGAAGACGGTGCAGGCCTGGCAGGAGGAAGAGGAGCCGGACGAGGAGCCGGAAGAAGAGGAGCGCCCCGCCCGGTCCATGACAGAGTACGCAGCGGAGCTGGCCAGGCAGAGGCGGGAGCGGATGAAGGAAGCGCCGGAGGGATGCTTCGAGCAGATGCCGTGAGGGGGTGAGGGAATGAACGACGGTCTGATCCGGGAGCTGGAGATCTACGCGGCCATCGCCGAGGAAGGCGGAAAGATCTACTGCGCCAGTCTGATGAGCCAGGCAGCGCGGGCGCTGAGAAAAGAAAAGGACCACGCAGCCGGTGACGCAGCTGCATGGTCCGCAAAGGAATGAAATAACAACCTAAAGGAGAGTATAGCACATGACAAAAGAATTGGCAATCAAAGAATTTCCACGCTGGGCCATGGACGAGTATGCACCGGCGGAACAGACACGGAACATCAGAAGGGATGCGGAGGATATGATACACGACTTCAAGAAGAAGCACGGGATCCTGCTGGCGCTGGCCTTCATCTGGGGATTCAGCATGATCGTCGGCTGCTGCGTGACCGGGATGATCGTCCGGGTGAACACGGCGGCACAGGTTCGGGCGGAAGCGGCCGCCGAGTTTGACGCCAGGCTGGAACAGTACAAGGCGGAGCAGGCGTACCAGGCACAGGCGGAACACTTCCTGAGCGGCGATGCATCCAGAGAAGCGGCCATTAACCAGGCGATCGACGCGGTGGCACAGGTGATCTCAAAGCTCAGCACCGACGCGCAGAAGGCAACGGAAGCCTGCTGCATGCTGGCGCGGGTGATGAACCCGGCGTATCCGGACAGCTTCCAGGAAGTGGCGGCCCAGCCGCAGCAGTGGATGTTCTACACCGGAGAGGACAACACCTTCAGCCAGCACGACAGGAAGATTGCCGAGAGCATCGTCCGGCCGTACATGGAGAGCGGGATCGTGCCGAACGGACTGACGGCGGAGATGGTATACGGCGAGTGGACACAGAACGACTTCGTGCTGCGGGACAGCTACAGGACCACCAGCACGATGCACACATGGAGGTACCAGGGATGAGCCTGATGAGAGAGCTGCGCAGTGTGGGGGAAGAGTTATCAGGTTACGCAGAGCTGATGGATAGCTCCGCCAGAGCAATGGAGGATCTGCTCAGAGATAACGAGAAGCTGAAGGCAGCGAGCGTGCAGCAGTGGATCAGCGTGGAAGAGAAGCTGCCGGAACCGGGGATGCGGGTGATCATTGCGCGGCCGTATGAACCGGGGCAGCCGCTGCGCGTGGAGCAGGGATGCTACAGCACGAACGGATGGTGGAAGGTATACGGCACGAACGTCAAGCGGGTGAAGTACTGGATGCCGATGCCGAAGCCGCCGGAGGTGGCATGATGGAAGAATCTAACATCAAAACGGTTGTCGCGACAGAGCAGGAGTGGGAAGAGGCCGCGGAGAATGTCCGGTACTGCCGGAAACTCTATCTGGAGATCCCGGTCGGTATGTTTGGCGCAGTCTTCCTGAAGTCCCTGCTTGACCGATACGACGCGGGCGAGAGGTCGGAGGACCTCTTCGAGTCGATGATGTCCGCTGAATAATGGAGGATCGAAGTGTGTAAACGGAACTGCGCCTACGGTGGAGGCGTGAACGTGAAGTGGAATCAGGGGGAGCGCAGCTGCAACTACTCCATAGCCATGGAGGAGACAGATCAGATGTACAGGACCAGGACGAAGATGCTCCGGCTCAGGGTAGAGAAGGAGCATCCGGACTGGACCAGGAAGAAGAAACAGAAGTGGGTGGTCGAGCACCTGCAGGGGGAGAACTGCCCGTTCTTCAAACCGAGGCCGGGGGCAAAGCCGGAACCAGAGCAGAAGCCTGCGCCGGAACGAAAGCCGAAGCCGGAGCCGGCCGCGCCGAAGAAGGCAAAGACCATCAAGGGCAAGATCAGAGACGCAGAGGCGATGAAGCTCTATCGCCAGGGCATGAACGACGCGGCCATGGCGAAGGTCCTCAATGTCACAAGTCAGTCGATATGGGGATGGCGGCAGCGGCATGGCCTGCTGCCCCAGGGAGAGTACGGGCCGGGGATCCGGAAGTATGACCGCGGCGAGATCATGAGAATGCTGAAGGAAGGACAGGGCGTGAGACAGGTCGCGGCAGCCATGGGATGCCCGAGGGACACCATCTATAAAATCGCGAGGGCGGAAGGGCTCGACCTTCCGGCACGAAAGGAAAAGAAAGAGGTATGAACAACTCAGTCACGCCGAGGGGCGGGATGATCGCCTGCGCGGACTGCATCCGGGATAAATTCGAACCGCACAACTACATTCTGGACAGGGAGCTGCAGCCGGAGAGACACTTCTGCCCATGGTGCGCGAAGGAGAAGAAGGAGATCTTCTGGTTCCGGATCGAGAACAGGACCCTGACGGACAAGAGGATCCGGGCAGAGCGGGCCAGGCAGAAGACACAGCTGGCGGAGATCCGGGGGAAGGACACGCGGGCACACTACAAAGAAAAGTTCTGGGAAGAGGAGGTGAGCTAATGGATCAGGAAGCACTCATGATCGTGGGGGAGTATGTGCTGCGGCACCTGGACAGGAGTGACGAGGAACCGGGGTTCGAGGTGTACATTGTGTGGAAATGCAAGGCACTGCAGAACTGGAAGTATCTGATCAGCACGAACCTGTACGACGGGATGTACTACGAGGTGACCTACAACGGGGACCTGAAGGAGTGGTACCTGGACGCGTACAAGAAGTTTGAGAACCGGCGGATCCCGAATGTGTTTGACCAATAAGGCTTTTGAATCCAGGGCAGGAGGGAAACTTCCTGCCCCAGCTTGAGGAGCCCTGAGAACCTTGACAGCCGAAGCGAGATAGGAAACGCTCGCGCGTATACGCACACGCGTAGATGCTACGCACGCGCACGCGCGCACGCGTTTCTTATAAGACCTTTAGGCGTCTAACTTTATGACCACCATCATAGAACGGGAGCGGAAGGATGAGACAGCTGATGCAGTACAGGATCATTTCCGGGAGGACGATGGAGATCAGACGGGGTCTGTTCACCATCGGTCCGACCTATCGCAAACCGAGAGGGACCAGGAGAGCGGGAGCCAGCAGCCTGAAGAAGATCAAGGCCAACGAGAAAAGCTGTGAGCTCAACTGTGCCAGGAAGATCAACGCGAACTTCCGGGCAGGGGACGGGTACCTGACACTGAAGTATGACGAGCAACACTATCCGAAGGACGAGAGCTATGAGACAGCGGAGCAGAACCTGGGGAAGTTCCTGCGGAAGCTGAAGAAGGAATACAAGAACCGGACCGGGGAGAAGCTGGGGTCGGTCTGGGTCACGGCGAACTGGAGTCCGGAGAAGCAGAAGCCGGCACGCCTGCATCATCACATCGTCGTCCCTTCGGAGGCCATCGAGATTGCACGGAAGCTCTGGGCGGAGATCGGCGGGATCGGCACGGTCTGGATCAAGGAGCTCAACGACGAGGGAGACTACAGCAAGCTGGCCTTCTACATGGTGGAGAACGTGAGAGGGCTGCCGGCAGGGAAGCAGCGGTGGCACTGCTGCAGAGGGATGGCCGAGTCCATCACCACGGAGCTGGAGCCGGTGGACGATGTGGAGAACCTGCAGCCGGATCCGGACAGCATCGTGAAGGATGTGCAGGAGACCAAGGACGAGGACGGCCGGGTGATCGGGAAGTACCTGCGCTGCGTCTGGAAGGAGCCGCCGAAGGTGAGAGGCGGCCAGGTCGTCATGCCCTGGAAGCGGAAGCGGAGGGCAGGCTGAGAGATGGGGAGCAAGAGCTGGAGAGAGTCGAAGATTCTCTGCCCCTACTTCCGGAGTGAGGACAGACAGAAGCACAAGATCATCTGCGAAGGACTGGGAGATGCGCGGAGCATGAGCTGGAACTTCGACAACAGGGACGAGAGGCAGAGGATCCGACAGATGGAGATCTTCTGCCAGAATCACTATGAGCGCTGCGAAGTATACTGCATGATCCATAGCAGCAAGTACGAGGAAGACTGAGCATAAGGGGCGGCCAGACCGGGGGGTGACATTTCATCCCCCGGTTTTGTTATGATTGGAACAGGAGACAGGGATGGAGGTGAGAGCATGGCAGGGCGCGAGAGAAAGTACACGCCGGGGAAACTGAACGCGGCGGTTGAGCGGTACTTCAAATCCATCAGCCGCACGGTGCCGGTGACGGAGCAGGTTCCGACCGGAGAGCTGGACGAGAAAGGGCACATGACCTTCCGGACCCAGAAGATCACCAACGACCTGGACGAAGTGATGATGCACAGGGAATACCTGATCCCGCCGACGGTGTCCGGGCTGTGCCAGTACCTGGGGATACACCGAAGCACCTGGGCCAACTACTGCGACGCGGAGAAGTATCCGGAATTTTTCGACACGACAACGCGTGCGCGGGGGTACATGCGCGCGTACCTGGAAGAGCAGCTGCTGACCAGGAAGGACGTGCGGGGGATCATCTTCGACCTGCAGAACAACCACGGCATGGCGGAGAAGAAAGAGATCGAGCTGGGATCCAGAGCGGCGCAGGCCTTCGGCGGAAGCATCCCGGCAGAGGAACGGGAGGAACTGCTGCAGCTGCTGAAGGAGGAAGCGGAGAGAGACAATGCTGAACCGGGAGCTGACGGAGCGGGAGATTGAAACCCTGCGCTGGCTGCGGGACTGGAAGGCAACCAACAATGAGAGCTTCGCCCCGCTGATCTTCGACAAGCATCGGTACCTCGTCCTCAAGGGCGGAGGCGGCAGCGGCAAGAGCGTCTTCACGGCGCGGTACATTCTGGAGCGGGCCACCACGGAGCCGGGGCACAGGGTGCTGGTAACCAGGAAGGTGAAAGAGGATATCCGGCAGAGCTGCTTCAAGCTGCTGAAGAAGACGGCGGAGCAGTACTATCCGGACCAGATCAAGTTCATCCCGCGAGGGGAAACCGGACCGATGTACATCACGCTGACAAACGGAAGCGAGATCATCTGTCTCGGTATGAACGACGAAGAACGCCTGAAGTCCATCACGGACATCACGATGGTGTGGATGGAGGAAGCCAGCGAGTACGACCAGGAAGACTTCGACCAGCTGGACATCCGACTGAGGACACCGTTCCGCTACCACCTGACGTTCCTGCTCAGCTTCAACCCGATCAGCCTGACGCACTGGCTGAAGAAACGGTTCTTCGACTTCCGGGACCCGGAAGCGAGAGTACACGAGAGCACCTACAAGGACAACCGGTTCCTGCCGGAGAGCCAGATCAAGGTGCTGGAAAACTTCAAGCACACGAACCCGTACTTCTACCAGGTGTACTGCCTGGGCGAGTGGGGCGTCACCGGCAAGACCGTGTTCCATGCGGCACAGCTGGGCGAGCGGCTGAAGATCCTGAGAGAACAGAAAGCGAAGACGGGGACCTTCGACATCACGATGGCGGAGGACGGGATCCGGATCCGGAGCTGGAAGTTCCGGGAGACAGAGGACGGAGACATCACGATCTTCAAGGCGCCGGAGACCGGGAGACCCTACGTCGTCGGAGGAGACACGGCAGGAGACGGCAGCGACTTCTTCGCCGGGCAGGTGCTGGACAACATCACGGGTGAACAGGTGGCAGTGCTGCACCACCGGTACGACGAGGACCAGTACGCCAGGCAGATGTATTGCCTGGGCAAATACTACAACGAGGCGCTGCTGGGAGTGGAGACGAACTTCTCCACCTACCCGGTGAAGCTGCTGGAGAAGATGGGATACCGGAAGCTGTACGTCCGGGAAGTAGAGGACGAATACACCGGACGGCTGCGGCCGAGCTTCGGCTTCCGCACGGATCTGCGGACGAGGCCGGTCATCATCGCGGGACTGGTGGAGGCGCTGCGGGACCATGCGAGTCTTATCAACTCCGCCAAGACCATTGAGGAACTGCTGACCTTCACGCGCAACCAGGACGGAAGAGCGGAGGCGGAGCGCGGCGCACACGACGACCTGGTCATGAGCCTGGCGATTGCCTGGTACATCCGGCCGCAGCAGGATATGACGGTCCGGGTCCGGGATGTGGCGGCAAAGCGGAAGTGGACAAGCGACATGTGGGACGACTACCGCAACGCTTCGGAGACGATGCAGCAGATGATGATCCGGGACTGGGGCGAACCGGAATAGGTTTTGTTTTTTGTTTTTTTGAGAAAAAACAAATGACGCTTCTGATAGTCCGGGACCGGGGCGAACCGGAATAGAGAGAACTGGGGAGGTAAAAGGACGTGTATGACAGAAGCCTGATCTGGATGCAGGGAACGGAGATCGACGAGCAGACGAAGCTGCGGGTCTGGGAGGACCGGAGAGCAAGGTCGGACAGCGAGTACTCCGCAGAGGCAGCGAAGATGGATCAGCGGGAGGCAATCTACAACGGCTCAAAGAAGCTCAAGCCCCTGACGCCGGGGGACACGAAGAAGGACGGCAGCGCAAAGCGGACGAGCCATGTGCGCAACATCGTCTTCGAGAACATCGAGTCGATGATCTCGTCCAACATCCCGACGCCGAAGGTCACGGCCAAGCACAAGGAGGACGAGAAGCTGGCGGCCATGATCGAGCACTGGCTGAGGAACGAGCTGGACCGGCTGCCGTTTGAGACGATGAACGACATGGCGGAGCGGACCGTGCCGATGCAGGGCGGGAGCGGCTGGCTGGTGGAGTGGGACAATGCAAAGCACACACACTCAACCGTCGGAGAGCTGCGGATCACGCTGCTGCACCCGAAGCTTTTTGCACCGCAGCCGGGTGTGTTCACGGGGATCCAGGATATGGACTGGTTCATCATCAAGGTGCCGACCACGAAGGGCAGCGTCCGGAGAGAATACGGGGTGGACCTGTACAGCCAGGGCGAGGAGCAGCCGGAGCTGAGAAGCACCCAGGGCGTGAGCAGCCAGGAAGAGATGCTGACCAAGTACATCGGCTATGAGAAGAACGAGGACGGCGGTATCGACCGCTTCGTCTGGGTGAACGACACGGTGCTGGAGAACATCGAGAACTACCAGGCACGACACCAGGAAGTCTGCCGCAGCTGCAGGCGGAGGCGGCCGGCACCGGGACAGATCATCTCCAACAACGTGCAGGTGCCGGGGCTGCTGCCGAATCCGGAGACGGGATTCGAGGGCAGTCTGATCCCGACAGATCTGTTGGGTCCGGTTCCGGTTGAGGCGGCAGAGGACAGGCAGGCGACGGCGGAAGAACCGGGAGGCATGGAACCGGATCTGGAGAACGAGCTGGCCGGGGCGCTGGGCGTGGCGGCACAGCTGGCAGAACGGGAACAGGCCATCGAGCGGGGAGAAGTCCGGCCGGGGAACATGCTGCTGGAGGGAATCGACATCGTGGCCGGGGAGCCGGCAGAGCCGGTGAAGTATACCGGAGGACCGTGCCCCTGGTGCGGAGAGGAGGACTGGACAGACGCGGAGAGCGAGTACGAAGAGATCATCCTGCCGATCCGGACAGAGAACGGAACAGAGATCCCGGGGGCCAGGTACGTGAGGGACGAGACGGGCCGGGCGGTGATGCAGCCGACGCTGGTCCCGTACTACAAACCGGACCTGATGCCCATTGTGCTGCAGAAGAACGTGTCGGTATACGGGCAGCTCTTAGGCAGCAGCGACGTGGACGCGATCGAGGACCAGCAGAACACCGTCAACCGCATGGAGCAGAAGATCATTGACCGGCTGGTGAAGGCGGGGACGAGGATCACGATGCCGCCGGACACCTCGTATCGGATGGACACGGAAGACAATGAGGTCATCCGGCTGAAGAACGTGCAGGACCGGCAGTACATCGCAACCTACAACTTCACGGGATCGGTGGAGAACGAGCTGGCCTACCTCAACATCGCCTATGAGGAGGCACGGCAGATCCTCGGAATCACCAACAGCTTCCAGGGCAGAGAGGACCGGACGGCGACAAGCGGAATTGCCAAGGAGTTCCAGGCAGCGCAGTCGGCCGGACGCCTCGAGTCAAAGCGCGTGATGAAGGCAGCGGCCTATGCCCAGCTGTTCGAGATGATGTTCAAGTTCCAGCTTGCTTACTCGGACGAGCCGCGCAGCGTAAGCTATCGCGACCACAAGGGCGACACGGTATACGAGACCTTCAACCGCTACGACTTCCTGAAGCAGGACGCGGACGGGGCCTGGTACTGGAACGACGACTTCCTCTTCAGCGTGGACAGCAACGCATCCCTCGAGGCAAACCGGACGGCGATGTGGCAGGAGACGAGAATGAACCTGCAGACCGGCGCCTTCGGGAATCCGCAGGAGACGGAGACGCTGATCCTGTTCTGGTCGAAGATGGAGGAGCTGCACTATCCGGGGGCAGGCGCAACCAGAAAGTATCTGGAAGAGCGGGCCGAGACAGAGCGGAAGGGAATGGCGATGATGCAGGCGCTGGCAGGAGCGAACAGAACCCCGCCGGCCGGCGCCGTTCCGGGAGGACCGCCGCCGGAACCGGGAAGAGAAGCAGGGGAGGAAGCGCCGGAGCTGCTGGGACCCGGGCAGGTCCGGGACAACCTGAACATGATGCAACCAGGCTGAGCCTGTGAAGCATAGACGCAGGGCGAGAGCGGAAACATGCCGAGTCTTTGGGAAAGGAGGAGACGACAATGGCCAGCGAGTACATCGGAAAGATCAAGAACCAGGGCACGCAGAAGGTTGAGGCCCCGCACCAGATCAAGTCCAATGCCAAGAAGGGTACGGTGCAGACCGGTAAGGATCTCCGGACCGGGAAGAAGTAAGAGACCTTACTGACAAGGACTGCAGCAAATTGCCATACAGCAAAATGCCATCACGCAGGGGGAGAGCGGAAACATCCCGACAGCCAATGTGCATGATCTGAATAAACATGCATGAACATACGCAAGGCGAGAGCGGAAACATGCCGGACATCTTACGCAGGGGGAGAGCGGAAACATCCCGAAAGGAGAACACCATGGAAATCACCGAAGAGAAACTGTACGCGGCATTCGGACTGGATCCGAAGCAGGGCGGGAAAGACCCTGACATCGCCGACCAGGGAGCGGAACAGGAGGAAACGCCGGAGGACCAGGCCACGGATCCGGAGAACGAAAGCGGGGACGCGGACACCGGGGCAGAGGCCGAGGACAACGCAGAGGACGAAGCCGGCGAGGAAGCAGGCGACGACGAGGACCAGGCGGAAGAGGGAGCAGAGAACCAGCCGGAAGAGCAGACACCGGAGCAGCGGCGGGCCAACGCAGCCAGACGGAGGCAGGCGGAGACCCAGGCAGCCGTGAATGCGGCGGTGGCGGCGGCGCTGGAGCAGAGAGACCAGCAGCACGAGCAGGAGCTGAACACCTTCTTTCAGCAGGCGGGACTTGTCAACCCCTTCACCAAGGAACCGATCACGAACATGGAAGAGTTCCGGGCGTGGCGGACGGAGCAGGAGAATCAGAAACTGCAGCGGGAACTGCAGAGCGGGAAGCTGACGCAGGAGACACTGAACGAACTGATCGACCGGCACCCGGCCATGCAGGCGGCGAAGCAGGCCCAGGAGCAGGAACAGCAGGCAGCGAAGCAGGCGCAGGAGCAGAGCTTCATGCAGGATGTGGAGCGGCAGCTGGCGGAGATCCGGAAGACGGACCCGAGCATCCAGAACGTGAGCGACCTGATGAACCGGGCATACAGCAAGGAATTCTATGAGGCGGTGAAGAGGGGGAACAACTTCCTTGACGCGTTCTATCTCGCGACCAGGGGACAGCAGGTGCAGGCCGCGGAGGAGGCGGCACGGCAGAGCGCCGTGAACAACCTCACGGGCAAGAAGCACCTGAAGGCAACCAGCATCGGCGGGAGACCGGGCGCGACGGTAACGGCGGAGGAACGGGAGATGTTCCGAGTGTTCAACCCGAAAGCAACAGACGCGGAGATCCAGAAGTTTCAGAACAGGATCAAGAAGAACTAAAGGAAGAAGTCAGAGATCCGGGAGTTTCAGAACCGGATCAAGAAGAACTGAGCAGGCACGGGAAGACCGGAGCCTGAACATGAGAGGAGAGAGAAAATGTTTATCAATATCAAGAACGACGACGGGCATGTGGCGCCGTTTGAGAAGCTGCCCTGCAGCGCCATCACCCCGAAGAACGGCATGGCCATGGTCCTGAGTTCCGGCAAGCTGGCCATCGCGAGCGACACCAACAGGCCGGAGTTCATCTGTGTCGAGGAGCACGGCGCTGCCGTTACGGCCGGAGACCTGGTCACTGTGGTGCGCGTGGATGAGGAGACCATCTTCGAGACGGAGCTGAGCGCGGCCGGCGACAGCCTGAACATCGGAGACAAGGTGACCATCGCAACCGACGGCCTGCGCGTCACGGCGACCAAGACCAACGGCGTGGCGGAGCTCGTGTACCTCGACGACACGGCAGCGGGCGGCATGGTCCAGGTCCGCTTCCCGGCATAAGCCGGATAGAAAGAAAGACAGGAGGAAAGAGAAATGCCTATTGTATTCAGTGAAAGCTCTAACCTTGCCAATACCATCTACGGCAAGTGCGAGGCGCCGATCCGCATGTTCCTGGAGCAGCGGAGCGAAGCCTTCGACAACAACAGCCTGCTGAAGGATCTGTTCCTGATGGGGACCTCGGAGAACTACGGCGACCTGCTTACCACCATGACGGCAATGAACGGATTCCGTCCGGTGGGTGAGAACGGCGCCTATCCCAGCGACAGCATGGAGGAGGGCTACCAGAAGCTGATCGTCTATGAGACCTGGAAGGACAGCTTCCAGATCACCCAGGAGATGATCGAGGACGCGAAGCTCATGGACATGAAGAAGCAGCCGGCTGCCTTCATGACCGGTTACGAGCGGACGAGGGAGCTCTTCGGCGCGGCGATCTACGCAGGCTTCATGCAGAAGGCGAGGAAGATCAAGTTCCGCGGCAAAGAGTTTAACATCGAGGGAGCGGACGGCAAGCCCATCTGCGCAACCGATCACCCGGCGAAGGTGAAGGGCGCGGCACAGTCCAACTGCTTTGCCAACGCCTTCAGCGCCGACGCCCTGGGCAAGGTGGAGACGGAGATGCAGAACTTCCGCGGGGACAACAACGAGATCCTGGACGTGGCGCCCACCACCATCCTGATCCCGAACGACGCGGATATGAAGAAAGCCGTGTTCGCAGCCATCGGCGCAGACAAGGAGCCGACCACGGCGAACAACGCCTTCAACTACCAGTACGGCAGGTGGAGCGTCATCATCTGGCCCTACCTCAACCAGTTCCTCGCGGCGGACGTGAAGCCCTGGGCGCTGCTGGATCCGACCTACAACGAGAACTACGGCGGCGCGGTATGGAACGACCGCGTGCCGCTGACGGTGCGGTCGAGCCTGGACGAGAACACGGACGCGGCAGTCTGGCGCGGACGTGCCCGCTTCAACGCAACGGGCAATGACTGGCGCTTCATCGCCTTCGGCGGAATCGATGGCGGCACGGACCTGAGCTGATCACAGGTCCGGACAAAAATCATGCCGGACTCCGGGAACGGGGTCCGGCATCGGCAGATACAGAGAAGGCCGCGGAAGGAAAGCTTCCCCGGCGGGAAGAAAGGAGAGAGACGGAGAAGGTGAGAAAGAGATGACGGTGAACGAATGCATCACCTATGTGGACAAGGTGAAGCCGAACGCGTTTCCGAGGGAGGCGAAGATGCGGTGGCTGGGACAGCTGGAGGGGAGAATCGCAAACGAGATCTTCCTGATGGCACCGGCGGAGCTGCGGCGCTTCAGCTTCCGGGACAGCCAGAAGGACCTGGGGAAGGAGCTGCTGGTGGATCCGCCATACGACGACATCTACACCGCGTACCTGACGGCCAAGGTGGACTCGAAGAACGGAGAGTTCAACAAGCTCTCGACGGCGGCGCAGGCATTCAACCGGCTGTGGGATGAGTTCTCGGCCTTCATCGCCAACCAGTACGACCCGGCGGCAGGTTACCTGGAAGAGGAGGCAAGGCCGCAGGGACCGGGGCCGCGGCCGAAGCCGGGCAGGAAACCGCTGTACGACCCGGCAAGAGGAAGCTATGCCGACGCCGTAGAGAGGGAGACGATCCCGGACTGGCGGGAGGCAGAGCGGATTTGGGAAGGAGAAGACGAATATGGGATTGTGGAATAACCCGCCGTATTATCTGTCGGCCTACGGGCTGGCGGTGAAGCACGGGTTTGTAGGCAGCGAGAAGAAATGGCTTCAGAGCCTGAAGGGAGATCCGGGCACAGGGCTGACGGTGGTGGACAGCTTCGAGACCGAGGAGCAGATGCGGGAGCGGTACCCCAGCGGCATCCTGGATCAGGACGGCTTCGTCCGGGTAGGCAGCGGGGCCTATGACTATCTGCTGTACTACTGGGATGCGGAGGACGAGGACTGGTATTCCATCAGCATCGTCGGACCCCAGGGCAAGCAGGGAGATCCGGGACCGGCGCCGATCCCGGTGAGCGAGAGCTACGCATACGCGATCAGCTCCAGCGGAACCACCCCACCGACAAGCGGCTGGGTGTCGGCCTTCACGGATCCGGACGAGGTGAAGGGGAAATTCGTCTGGACCCGGACGATGACAGAGTGGTCAAACGGAGAACACACGGCATCCTACAGCAGCGCATACAACGGAGCGGACGCCACCGGCGCAGTCATCAGCATCAACGGCAAGGACGGCGTGGTCAACCTGGTAGCGGAGAACATCCCGGCATCGGATGAGCGGAACGTGCAGGAGCATCTGACAGAGGATGAGGAGAACATCGCGGCGCTGCAGGAACAGGCCGGCAGCGGCGACCTGCATACGATCGCACAGGATCTGGTCGGAGCAGTCAATGAGATCAAGGCGGAGGAGGAGAACATCACCGCCGGAGTATACGATGCGACGGCAACCTATGCCGTCGGGGACTATGCGATCTACCGCGGAGCCCTCTACCGCTGCACCACGGCGATCCAGTCAGCGGAAGCCTGGACTCCGGGACACTGGACAAGAGTCTGCACGACGGGGGAGATCAAGGAGCTGCAGCGTGGAGCTCATGAAAATGAGAGCGCAATCGAAGAGCTTGCCGAGAACATCAGCACGATGGAGAGTGACATCGATGGGCTCGCTGAGAACGTCACCGCGCTGGAGGGTGACATCACCACGCTCAGTGAAACGGAAGTCATCGTTGTCAACATAGCGTCCTATTCCGGATCGCAGGTCAGGGTGCCGGCAACCGGAACAAACCCAGCGATTACGGCAAACCATGTGCTGCTTGCATCCACACTCGGAACCCCGTCTGCACAGACCGGGGACTGGACGGTCAACACCTATGACGGGTATTTAACCCTGAGCGGCACGGCAACAGGAACAACCACAGTAAAACTTGTCCTTGGCAAAGCAGGGACGACCATATAAAGGAGTGAATCATCATGGAAGAAAAGTATTTCCTGGTACAGATCAGACGCAAGAACGGGTCCTATGAGAAGGGCGTCGTTGTCAAGGACACGCTCGCCGCAGCGCGCCAGAGCTATCACGCCTATCTGGGGGCATACGGCTACGGGCAGGAGGCCGAGACGGATTATGTGGCCTGCTACATTGTCAACATGGGCGGAGAGGTAACGGACTTCATGATCGACAACCGCATCCCTAAAGAACCCGCAACGGAGGGGTGAGCCATGTACGGTAATTACAATTCGGTTACAATCGGGGGGGGTACTCCCCGCATCACCGAGAAAGGAGGCAAGGCGCTGGGTTAAGCTTCTTGCCTCCGGGATCTCCGAAAGGAGGTCCGAGGCGGTCTGAGCAATCAGACAGGCTGAGTGATTATAGCTATGGGGGTGATCTCCGTGGCTGAAAGTGTAATAAAAAGTTTACGCCAACCAATTTTTGTGACTCGTGCGATGGATTCCCAAGAAGTGCCAGCCGGTGCATCCATTACGTACACTGACACGATTCCTGAACGTGTAGGCTTTACCGCGCATGTCACGTCAATGCACATAGTTGATACCGACAACACAGCTTATGGGCGGGTTCAAATAGTTTGGGTACAGGATGGAAACAGACTATATGCTCATGTAATTAACACCGGAAGCGTGAATGTCTCTCCGGCACCACGCTATGAGGTACTTTATATACCAACTTAATCACTCAGCCACGCCGAAAACGGTATGGCAGTAAGCAAAATCAATAAAACAGATGATCTCACAGCTGTCAAAAAGTTTAATGCATTAGATGCGTATGTAGGGTTCAGCGATAACGATCCGGTGATATTATTTAGAAACGACTCTGGAACCCAATTTACAGTACGCTTTGTATCAACTGGCATTAATTTTGAAGACAACACGCATGGGCAGGTTGTGTGGAAGATCTCGAAAGATTAATGATTTATAACCAAGCGCCGTCGAAAGATGGCAACAGGAACAATCAGAGCACCAGCAAGAGCGGTACACGTGGAAGCAAGAAGTGCTACGGTTTCAATCCCCGCAGGCGGAGTAGGTACTGTTGCTCTTAAAGTATCTAAGCAAGGCTATACAGCTGTCGGCATTGCCGGCGTTGAGGTTAATAACAATCACGTCATGATTTACAGATGGTATGTTTCCGACAACACGGCCAACATGCAACTGCAGAACGACACGACAACAGCCTATACAGATATACCTGTAACATTCCATGTGCTCTACGTGAAGAACGATTAAGGGAGGGATGATTATGGAGAGCTTGATTTCCAGCGGATACATCAATGTATACGTTGGCAAACACAGTGACGAGAGCAATCCGGAATCTGTGAAAAACAAAAAGAATGTGCCAAACGGAAGCGTTTACTCCGAGATGGACACGGGGGCAAGATTCCTTTTTGACGACGAGGACAACGAGTGGCTTCCGCAGTAGCAAACAAGATGGCACACGGAAAGGAGCAGTTATATGAGCTTACCTTCTGAAGCACTGCTTCCGCTTATCCTCGGAAGCGGAAGCGACGTCAGCAAGCTAAGTCAGCAGATCAGTGACAACAGAATTACCACACTGGACACCACAGCTCTTGCGGGGGCCAGGATCGTGGAAGCGGTAGGGAATCCCGTTTATGTCGATGACGTAACGGACTATCCGGCATACAACCTGACCGACACAGGCTGGTATGTCTTCGCGAGGATCACGGCACCGAAAGGGAAGACCGCCGGTGGCGGAACAACTGTCACGGGAGCAGCCGGCGCGATCATCACGAGCGGCGCGGCATACATCGATGTGGCCGTCAGGTTCGAGGTCGCGGCGGTGTCGCAGGAGGTGACGATCAACTGGGGCGATGAAACGGAGACGTTCATCTTCAAAGCGACCGATTTGGCCATTCGGAACCTGGATTACCGCGTGACATTTTATGTGTATGACATCGAGGAGAAGGGGTTCGTGACATGGGAGTATGCGCTCACGACCGACACGACATTCTCTGCCGACAAGTATTACTACTTGAAAAGCGGGGATGTGTACACGCTGGCGGAAGTCACGGCAGGTGAGGCGGTACCGGCGGACACGTATTACAACCATTCGAAGGTGACCTTCGCGGGCATGGTGAGGAACATCACTTATGTCTGCAACACACCGATCGACTGCCCGATTACTTTCATCTTGCCGGAGGTAGAGGATGAAACACACGGGTGCTGGTTTGAGGTCCGATGCCTTTTCACAGGTACATACAGCATGACGCTGGTTCCGCCGTCGCCTGATGTCAAGGTCGCGACGGAGCACACCCAGCAGGAACAGAAGGGCGTGAACATGATAGACCTGCACTATACGGCAATCTCAGGGACCAAGGTCTGGAGATTCATGAACACCCGGTCCACCGTCCCGGCCTAAGAGGAGGACAACATGGATTACTACTACGAGAGAATGGATGAGGACATGAACCTGGTCCGCTGCCCCATGGACGACAAGGACGGGAGCATCTGCGGTCATATCGTCATCGGGTTGCCGCGGTGGTTTGATGAAAACCCAGCTGAGCGGATCCGTCTCGGGTGGACGAAGCACATCACACATAAGGCAGAGGAGATCGACTACAACCAGCAGACGCAGTTCCTGGTAAAGAGTATCAACCGGATTGACGACTACACCGTAGAAGATGTGTATCACATCCGGGACAAGAGCGAAGAGCAGCTGCTGTTTGAGGAGATGTTGTCGGTAGCAACAACGGGCGGCATCATGTTTGTGTGATTGGGGGTGAGAGAGAATGAGCAGAGACCTCAATGTCATGGAGGAGATCCAGAACGAGAAGGCGAAAGAACTGGATGGGAAAGAGCTGCAGCCGCTGAACCACGAGGGTATCGCAATGGCGGAACATAAGCGGTTCACGTTTGATGTGGTGGACATCCCGACGGACCCGCTGAGGTGAGGCCATGAGATTCAACGGGAAGAACATGGAGGAGGTGCTGCAGGCGCACCGGCGCTGGTACGATGAAGAGGACGGCGCGAGGGATGAAGACAGAGCAGACTTCAGCGGTGCAGATCTGAGCGGGTATGTCATGTGCGGCCTGCTGCTCTGGGGAGCGGACTTCCGGGGAGCGAAGCTGACGGACGCTGTGCTTGCTCACGCCAATCTGCAGAGAGCTGATCTGCGCGACACGATCACAGACGGGACAGATTTCTACTGCGCAAAACTCCACGGCGCCCGGATCGGGAACATCCCGCTTGCTTGCCCTGACAGCGGGAGCTTCATTGCATGGAAGAAGGCATATCTGTTTGATCCGGAAACCGGCGAGGTCGGTGAGACAGTCATCCTGAAGCTGCTCATCCCGGAGGATGCGGAACGGCTGAGCGACACGAGAAATGCCTGCTGGTCATCCAAAGCAGAGTGCCTGGAGATACAGACCATCGACGGTGAGCGGTTGGAGAACAGATACGCGGTGGCCATGTGGGACAGGAAGTTCCTCTATGCAGTGGGAGAGACGTCGGTGGCAAGTGGATTCAACCGGGACAGGTTTCACCACGCGCATGGGAAAGGCATCTACTGGTTTACCAGCAGGAAGAATGCCGTCGACTATCTGGACTTTCGGAAATTCGCCGATGAATTCAAAGCAAAATATACCGATCTGCTGAAGGATAAGAACATGGAGGAAAGAACGAATGTATGATATCGAACCTATCACATCCGGGAAGATGACAGACTGCGGCCCCACCTGCCTGAAGATGCTGCTGGCGTATTACGGAATCGAGGTTGACCTGGACACTCTGATCGCGGAGTGCAGGACGGGGATTGCCGGCTGCACGGCTAGGGACCTCAAGCGAGTGGGCAACGAGCACGGGCTGGACATGCGCCCGTATAAGATCGATGCTGAAACGCTTCTGGCGATGGATCGCCCGTCTATTATCTGGTGGAAGTATGACCACTGGTGCATCTGCTGCGGAGAAGACAACGGACAGGCTGTAATCATCAATCCGGATCGAGGACGCTACCACATGAGCAAGGGAAGCTTCGCGTCGTTTTACACAGAGGTTGCACTGTTCAACGGGGAGCCGGTGGAACTGCCCGTACCGCCGACGGATGCGGAGAGGATCAAGCAGCTGGAGGATGAGCTGGCGGCCGCCAAGATTCTGTTGGGGGTGGAGTGAGATGACGCTTCGAGAACTGGCGCTGCAGCTGCGCGCCCTGATCGAGAAGGCAGCCGTGTCCCTGGACGATGAAGACGCGCTGAACGGCGTGGAACTGTTCCCGGCCTGGGCGGCCGGTGTGGCGTACACCGCGGACCAGCGCATCCGGTACGAGAAGAAACTCTACCGCGTCGTGCAGGACCACACCAGTCAGGCCGGATGGGAACCGGACAAGACGCCGGCGCTCTGGACCGAGGTGGCCAAGCCCGGCGAGATCCCGGTCTGGCGGCAGCCGACCGGAGCACAGGACGCGTACAAGATCGGGGACAAGGTGCACTATCCCACCAAGGAGGATCCCGTGTACATCAGCATCGCAGACAACAACGTGTGGCCGCCGGATGCGTACGGATGGGAGAAGATCACATGAGCACAATCGAACTGGTCAGGATCATGGCGTACCTCGCGGCGGTATCGGCCGTGGGGATCTTCGTGACCTGCATTCTGGGAGGGAGAGAACCATGACAGGAACAGAAAGCAAGGCACTGTATATCGCCGAGCAGTGCAGGAAGGCGGGCATGACGCTGGCAGGCGCGGCGGGGATCCTCATCAACATCGAATGCGAGAGCGCCTTCAAGAGCACCAACCTTCAGGATACCTACGAGATCTCGCTCGGGATGAACGACGCGCAGTATACATCCAGGGTGGACAACGGAACCTACACCCGATTCACTTCCGACAGTGCCGGGTACGGACTCTGCCAGTGGACGGCGGGTGATCGCAAGGACGGGATGATCCGGTTCCACAAATCCCGCGGCGTCAGCATCGGCGATTTCCGGACGCAGGTGGACTGGATGCTGCAGGAGATCCGAGGCTTTTCCTACGCGTGGAAGATCTGCGCGGCCAGCAACAACCCGTACGAATGCGGGTATGCCGTCTGCAAATATTATGAGATCCCGGCTGACACCGAGAACAAGGCGAAGTACCGGGGTGGGGAGGCACAGCGCTGGTACGATTTCCTTGCAGCGAATATGGGAGCGGAAGTAGTGATCCCGGAATCGGATCCGCTTCCGAAGCAGAGCGCTGCCGTAGACGAGGAGGGGATCCCGATCCCGCAGACCTGGCCGCCGCGGACGATCGATATGCACTGCACCGGCTGGCCGGAGGTGTGGCTGCTGCAGGCGATGATGAAGTGCCAAGGGAGCAACGTCCTGGTAGACGGGATCCTTGCTCAGGCACTCACCGAGAAGGTGCGGCAGTTCCAGAAAAAGAACAGGCTCGACGCAGACGGAGTCGTCGGGCCGATGACCTGGCAGCGGCTCGGGCTTTCGGCGGAGCTGTTTCGATAACAACATCACAGATAAATTAACATTTTGGAAAGGAGAGACAATCATGCAGGAGAAACTTAACGGGGAGAGATACCTGGTTATATCCAAGACGGAGGCACCGGCCACGATCTGGGCAGAGAATTTCGCAGACGTCCTGAAGGAGATCCGGGAGAGCGCTGAGGCGGACGGATCCAAGCTCAGGGACGAGGACATCATCTGCATCATGAAGCTCGACGTCTGAGGAAAGGAAGGGAAGAACAATGAACGCACCAGATAAGGCAACAGAAATCAAAGCGGCAATCACGGCAGTGATCGCGTTCCTGTCGGCGCTGTGGGGCTGGCTCGGCTGGGTCATCATCATCTGGATCGCGGCGATTCTCCTGGACTATATCTCCGGGAGCATGGCAGCGCGGAGGGAGAAGAACTGGTCCAGCGCCATTGCGAGGGACGGACTGTGGCACAAGGCCGGGGAGATCTTCGCAGTCCTGGCAGCGGCGCTGTGCGACATCGCGCTTAAGGTAATCATGGAAAGCTCGGGCATCACACTACCGTTCGAGTTTACCGCGTTCGTGACCCCTATCGTACTGATGTGGTATATCCTGACAGAAGTTGGAAGCATCATAGAAAATTGCGGCCGACTGGGGGCACCGGTACCATCCTGGTTTAAGAGCAAGGTCGACAATGCAAAAGGGGCAATAGACCACGATCAGAGCGGAGATACAAATACAGTTCCGATGATCGAAGGAGAACCCGTCGGCAGGCATGAGGAACGGCGGGAAAACCAGAAGCCGCCGGATGAGGTTCACGCGGCAGAGATCCCGGCGGATCTGAAGGACCGGGACATTACATAACAGGAAGAGAGCGGGCAGCGGAGAAGCTGCCCGCATGCACAATGAGGAGGACGAGATGCCGGGCAGCTTTCTGAACATCGACACAAACTTCCCGACCTTCACGGGAAGAGAGAGCAACGAAGAACAGATCTACAAGATGCTGAACTATATGCGCCAGCTGGTGGATCAGCTGAGGTACACCCTGAACAATCTGGATCAGTCGAACTTCAACCGGACGGCACTGGACAAGATCATCGACGAGGGAGCGGGAAGCCTGGCCGAAAAGGTGGAGACCATCGCACAGCAGCTGAACCAGACCAACGAGAGAGTATCGAACCTGAGCGGCCGGGTGGGAAACTGCGAGGGAAACGTGACCACGCTGCAGGGGACCATGACCACCGTACAAGGGAATGTGACCACGCTTCAGGGAGATGTGACCACGCTGCAGGGAGATGTAACCACAGTGCAGGGCGACGTGACCGACCTTCAGGGAGATGTAACCACACTGCAGGGTGACGTCACTACGGTACAGGGGGACATGACCACGGTACAGGGGGATGTGACCGACCTTCAGGGAGACTTGACAAGGCTGCGGACGGCGGTGCAGGTGGACGAAAACACCGGGGACGTAAGCATCGGCGGGACAGGAGTCCGGGTGGACCTCGACGGAGCTGTGTACATCAACGGGCAGCTGCAGTAACAGCGGCAGAGAGGAGAGAAAGACATGAACATGCCGGGACCGGTATACTCGGACGCGATCCGGAAGGGCGTCCAGACAAGGTTCGCCGGCCTGAACCACAACGAGGGAGCGGGAGACGGGGAACTGTACCGGATGAAGAACCTCTGCAGCGACCGGTTCCCGCTGCTGGCCACCAGGGAGAAGCGCAGGCTGTATCGCAAACTCACGAAACCGAACGGGCTTTTCGCCTGGGAAAAGCTCTGCTGGGTGGACGGGACAGAGTTCTGGTATGACGGAGAGCAGAAGGGAACCGTGACGGACAGCGCCAAGAGCTTTGCGGCCATCAACGGCTACATCATCATCGCGCCGGACATGAAGTACTACAACGTCTTCACAGATACCTTCGGGAGCCTGGGGGAAAGCGTGAGCCACAGCGTCACATTCAAGGACGGGACACTCTACGGATCCCCGGCGGTGCAGAACACCATCAAGGCAAGCGGGGTGGACTGGTCGCAGTACTTCAAGGTCGGAGACGGGATCACAATCTCCGGATGCGAGGGGACGGGGAACAACCTGAGCGCGGTGATCCGGGAGATCAGCGGGGACGAGCTGCACTTCTACGAGTACAGCTTCACCAACGGCAGCGAGAACAACGTGACGATCGAACGCTCGATCCCGGTGCTGAAGTACATGCTGGAGAATGAGAACCGGCTGTGGGGCTGCAACGACACGACGATCTACTGCAGCAAGCTGGGGGACCCGTTCAACTTCTTCGTTTATGACGGACTGGACACGGACGGCTTCGCCGTGGACAGCGGCAGCGCCGGGGTGTACACGGGGGCCATCAGCTATCTCGGATACCCGACGTTCTTCAAGGAGCGGAAGATCTACAAGGTATACGGCAGCGTGCCGTCAAACTTCGAACTGCTGGGCAGCGCGACACTGGGCCTGGCGGAGGGCAGCGCGCAGAGCCTGGCGGTGGCGGGGGAGGCGCTGCTGTACCTGAACCGGAACGGAATCTGCATGTTCACGGGCGGGATCCCGCAGCCGATCGGAAGAGCCTTCGGCCTGGAACGGTACCGGAACGCGGCCGCGGGGAGCGACGGACTGAAGTACTATGTGAGTATGGAGGACAGCGCGGGAGATTGGCACCTCTACGTCTATGACACGCAGCGGGGCATGTGGCACGAGGAGGACGGGACCAGGGCGACACACTTTGCCTACTCGGAAGGGAACCTCTATTACCTGAACACGGACGGCGAGATCATGATCACGGGGAACATCCAGGAGGCGCCGGAGAGCGAGGAGGAAGAGGACTTCGACTGGTACGCGGAGTTCACGGACTTCACGGACGACAGCCCGAACAAGAAGGGAATCAGCAAGATTCAGATCCGGCTGGACCTGGACGAGGGGGCACAGTGCACGGTGAAGCTGATGATGGACAGCACGGGAGAATGGATCACACCGCAGGACGGTACCATCGAAGAGGACGGAAAGCGCAGCTACTACCTCGCCATCATCCCGCAGCGTGCGGACCACTACAGGATCAGGCTGGAAGGAACAGGCGGCTGCAGAGTCTACAGCATCGCGAAGGAGTACTACGTGGGCAGCGAGCTGAAGAGCCAGCCGGGCAGACAGTAAGGAGGAGACAATGGCATATACCTACAACGATTTCACCAAGGCGGCGACGGACGCGGGCGTGCTGAACCGCTTCGATCAGAACGATCTGGACTACGCCAAGAAGTACCCGGAGTTCGGACTGAGCATGGTGAGCCTGCAGCGGGACCTCGGGAACGCGAAGACCAACGAGCAGAGGCTGCTGGCCACGGAGGCGATGAACCAGCTGCGGAAAAACTACGGAAGCTACTGGACCGGGGAGAGCGGGAACCGGAGCTATGCCACAAGCTACGGCAGCAAGATCAACGACGCCATGGAGAAGGTGAACAACTACGGCCCGTTCAAGTACAGTGGACAGGACGATTATAAGAAGCTGCTGGACAGCGTGGTGAACAGGGGATCCTTCAGCTATGATCCCGAAACGGACGAGCTCTTCGACAGCTACCGAAAGACCTATCTGAGAGAGGGAGACCGGGCGGCGGCGAACGCCCTGGCACAGGCGGCGTCGGCCACGGGAGGCATGGCGTCGAGCTACGCCAACACCGCGGCGCAGCAGGCAGCCAACTACTACGCCGGACAGCTGGCGGACATGATCCCGCAGCTGAGGACCCAGAGATACGGCGAATGGCAGGACGAGTACGCGAACATGCTGCAGGCCCTGGGCGCGATGGACACGGACCGGGGCACGGAGTATCGGGAGTACACGGACACCTACGGCCGGCTGCAGGATGCGCTGAAGAACCTGCAGACCCAGGACGAGAGCGACTACAAGAGATACCTCGACATGCTGAACGCGGAGTATCAGAGAGACCGCGACGCGGTGGCCGACGCGCAGCAGGAGTGGAACAACGCATGGAATATCTATCAGAAGACCGGACAGATCACCGGACCGCTGAAGGATGCGATGGGCGCACCGGCAGCGGCGGCAGTCGTTGGAGGCTCCGGCGGCGGAGGCGGCGGAGGTTCCGGCGGTGGAGGCGGCTATTCCGGCGGCGGTGGTTCCTCCGGCGGTGGCAGTTCCGGCGGCGGAAGCAGCGGCGGCAGCACCGTGTACAACGGGACGGTGAACTATAACCACACGAAGAGCAGCGGAAGCAGCGGCAACGCCAACGTGAACCGCGGAATCTCCGGAAGCCCGACGGCCAGCGCCAGCCAGAACATGGGCGGCGGAACCTACGACGCGGGCAAATCCTCCAGCAGCGCAGGAAAGACCTACAGTGTCGGCGCGGGCTACAGCGCAGGAAAAACCTACAAGAAGTAAGCAGAGAGACAAACAGAAACGGGGCAGCGAACAGACGCTGCCCCACAGCTGTAAACACGGGAGACAAAGGAGAAGAGCATGGCAAACGAGAAAGCGAAGGTATCACTGGGATCTTCGGGCGGCAGTTCCGGCGGAGGAAGTTCCGGCGGCAGCAGCACATACAGCGGCGGCGTATCCTATACCCCACGAGGCGGCGGCAGCGGCCCATCGGACGGACTGCAGCTGGGTGCGTCTTTCCAGAACGGAGTAAACAAGGGACTCACGATCAAGGGAGACGCGGGAAGCGGCAGCAAGGCAAAGGCAAATGTCAGCGGGCTGGGCCTGGGCGAGACGAGCAGAGGAAACCTGACCCGCAGCGGACGCGAGAAACAGGAGCAGGAGGACAAACAGAAAGGTCTGCTGGACAGAGGGACAAAAAGCACCGGCCTGATGCTTGGCCAATGGGACGACAGCAGAGAGGGCGCCCCGCTGACAAACCGTGGGCTGACGGGGAATACGGGCAGCGTGAATCTTTTCGGAAGCGGAAGCAAGAGCCAAGGCAGCGCGGTCTCCTTCGACGGAGAATTGAGAAAGGGCGGCGCTTCCGGAAAGGCGAGCAGCAAGGCGACGGAGAAGAGCAGCAGACCGACTTCGGCACTCACACCGGAGCAGAGGACAGAGAGAAAGGCAGCGGTGCGGGAGCTGAACGCGCAGCTTGAGCAGGACTATCGAGAGCTGAACGACAGGATCCTCTACGGAAGAATCGGAAGAGACTACACCGAGGAGGACGTGGAGAGACTGAACAGCCTGGAGACACAGATCCAGGAGAACAGGGACGAGCTGAAGAAGCTGCAGAGGGACGTCAACTATGGATCCGTGCTGGGACTGAATACGATGACCGGTCTGGAGAAGGCAGGTCTGGGAGTTACCAAGGCACTGGACTGGGTGCTGGGTGAAGAGTCCATTCCGTGGGGACTGGCCAAGGAGACCGGCACACTGTTTGGCTTGAACCTGGAGGGGAAAAACCCGGTGACCAGACTGAAGCAGCAGGGCGAGCAGGAAGTGGAAGGCTGGCAGACCAGAGCGGTATCATCAGCCACGGGGAACGACGCGGCAGAGATGATCGGACGGCACACCCAGAGCATCAGCCAGAGCCTGCCTTTTGTGGTTATCAACCTGATGAGCATGGGCACGGCGGGTCTGCCATCAGCAGCGGGACAGACGGCAGAGCTTGCAAGCACCGCAGCAATCAACCAGACCAGCGGGCTGGCCAGAATGGGAACGATCGCGGCCGACGGCATCAAAGCGCTGGCGAGGAATCCTTCGGCAGAGTATTCCTTTATCAGCAACTTCGGCGAGAGCTATGAGGACGCGCTGGAAGAAGGTGCCAGCGAGATCGAGGCCATGACTTACGCCACGCTCAACAGCGCTTACAACGCCATGATCGAAGTCGGCGGCGGTGACGATGACCTCGGCGGTATGCAGATGCTGCCGAAGGTGGTCAGGGATGCGCTTGGCAGAGGAGGCAGCGCGGGAACAAAGATCGGCCTCGAGTATGCCAAGTCCATTGTGCAGGAGATCGGCGAGGAAGAGATGCAGGGCATCATGGAACGTGGCCTGAAGAGCATCTATAAGAATGTGCCGCTGTACTCCGCAACAGATGAGAACGCAGTGATCAATCCGCAGGTGATGCTGGACACCGCAAGGGATACGGCCATCGACACCGCCATCATGAGCGGAGGACAGACGGCCATCAACTACGCAGCGCAATCCGCAGCGCAGAGGGCGGCACAGCGCACGACTCAGAACGGACTGCAGCTGGGGGCGCAGGAACAGGCGGCAGCGTACCAGGATGAACAGGATGCACAGCTGCAGGCGAGCCAGGCAGCGGAGCGGGCAGCACAGCTGCAGCGCCGGGCCGAGGAGACCAAGCAGCAGGCAGCAGCCTACCAGGAAGAACAGAACGTCCTGCTGCTTGCAGCCCAGGAGAGGGAAGCCGCAGCGGCCGAGGCAGAGAGAGCGGCAGCCGCAGCAAGGGCAGCGGGAGATTACCAGGCAGAGCAGAGTGCCCTGCTGGAAGCGACGCAGGAAAGAGAGCGGGCCGAGCAGCTGCAGCAGCAGGCGGAGGAAGCCCAGCGCCAGGCGGACGCCAGCCGGCAGGCAGCAGCGTACCAGGAAGAACAGAGCGCTCTGCAGCTGGGGCAGGCCAGGAACCTGGAAGCCGAGGGGCTTGAGCAGCAGGCAGCAGAGGAACAGGAAAGTCCGGACACGCCGGTGGACCGCGAGGCCACGACACCGAGCAACAACAACGACAGAACCACACCGAACAGAACAGGAGGAAACGACAATGTCCAAGAAGACGAGCAAGTCACAGCGGAGGCGCAGCCGGGATTACTGGGACAGACAGAAGCGCAGCCGGGCACAGGAGAAGAAGGTCTCAGAGTCGGAGCGGCTGACGAGATCAGAGCCGATCCCGCAGCAGGGACTGAGGCTTCCGTCGGCATCGGAAGGGAAGATGTATCTGATGGAAGCGGACAACGGTATGCTGGTGGACGTGCCGGAGGAGAAGCTGGACGACTGGATGAAGATGCAGGGGACAGAGGAAGTGTCGCAGGAACAGGAAGAAGCGGAAGGGCGAGTACTGGAGAGAGTATTAGAGATGCTCTACGGAGGAGCGGACAAAGACAAATAAGCTCCAGAGCGTTCGGCCTTGAGAGAGGAACGGACACGGAGACCTTCTATGAGGTGCCGGAAGAATACCTGTCCGCGGATCTGCGGCAGCTGCGGTACGGCATCGGAAACAGAACGGGCTACAGCGTGGAGTTTATATCCGGGCCGATGCAGGTGGCGGGAACAGACGGACGGACCCACAACGTCAACGGGTTCTGTGACCCGGCGAGCAGGAGAATTGTCGTCCGCCTCGACAGCGGAAGCTACACCGCAGAGCAGATCGCAAGGCACGAGGAGTTCCACGCCATGGCGGGTCAGGATCCGCAGCTGGTGAATGAGATCCGAAACAGAATCACCAAGAGATTCGGACGCCAGGAGATGGAACGGATCGTCCGGGGATACCAGATTGCCCGGAGAGGAGTCAACAGAATCACCGGCGAAGTTGATGCGGAGATCCGGGAAGCACAGGACCTGATCGAGGAGATCTTCGCCGACGCCAACGGGAACATGAACGCCTTCGGCCTGGGCGCAAACCGCTTCGCCTACGACACATGGACCACCATTACGGACCGGCAGAGAAGCCAGACCGCCAACGGAACCAGGGAGACCAGGGGGCCGCCGCAGCAGAGATATACCTATGCCGGGGAGCAGGCGGAGACCGCGGACATGGAGCAGCTGGACCGGGCAAAAGAGATGGAGCGGCAGGACGTAGACAATGAGACTATCCGGCAGCAGACCGGGTGGTTCCGCGGCATGGACGGGAAGTGGCGCTATGAGATCGACGACAGCGAGGCGAAGTTCAGCAGAGCGGGAGACCTGCAATTCAGAAAGGATCACCCGGAATACGATGAATACAGGAACCTCATGGGAAGATTCGGCGAGCTGACAGATGAGGAACTGAACAGATTCAGAAGCCTGGACAGAATTTGGTCGGGCGAGGTAAACCGCCTGAGCAGACTGATGACAGAGAGTGAAAACCCGCTGACCCATGTGCTGGATCATGATGAACTCTTCGCGGCTTATCCGGAACTGAAGAAGGTCAGAGTGCGGCTCCGGGATCTCGGCGAAGGAACGAACGGAACCTATGATCAGGTCAACAGAGTTATCACCATCAACAAGGACAGCAACGACAAGGTAAGCACACTGCTGCATGAGATCCAGCACGCGATCCAGAACATCGAAGGCTTCACACCGGGGGCGAGTCCGGAATACTGGGCGGCAAGAAACCGGATGGAGGATCCGGAACTGGAAGCACGGATGGACGAGATCAGGGAATCCGTCAGAGGGATCCGGGCGGAACTCGACAGGCAGCAGAAGAACGCCGGGTATGACGAGTTCATGGAGGAGCTGTATCAAAAGGCCGAGTCCGGAGAAATCAACTGGAATGAAGTCGAAGCCAGGATCCAGAACTTCGAGAGAGAGCATGCCGGCATCCGGTCTCTGAACAACGCATTGGATCAGATGTACAAGGAAATGCAGGAGCTCCGGAAGAAAATCCGCACGGCCGATGACCTGTACTATAACACCGCAGGAGAGATCGAGGCCAGGGACGTACAGAACAGACAGGGCCTGAGCAGAGAAGGGAGAAACAGAAAAGCCCCCAACCTGGGAGACGAGAAGACCGTCTTCGCAGAAGGGAGCGGGGCAAGCTACAGTATCAAACGCACTTCCGGCATGACTCTGGACCAGCAGCTGCGGGAGTACAATAAGGGGACACTGAAAAGCAGCGACTCTTTCTACTTAGGGACTACGCCGGGTGAGTTGAAGAACATTGGACTCAGCGCGGATCCGCTTGCACTGCCACAATCTATCTATCGGAAAGCAAGAAAAGAAAAGCACGAGATTCCGAGAAGGGTACTGAGAAACCTGCGGGACAATCTCGCACATCCGGTGCTGGCATTCTATGACGGAAACCGGTATGGGATCCTGGTAGACGACATTGACGCAGACGGGAAGCCTCTGGCCGTGGCGATTGAATCCGGAGTCACGATGGACAACAGAACAGTTAATGAGATCCGCAGCATGTACGGGTTGGACCATCCGGCTGAATGGCTGAGGAACCAGGTGGGAAGTGGAAAGAAAGCATACGTTTTCGATAAAGAGAAGACGGGCCAGTTTCTTCACTCCAACCACTCAACCGTTTCGCAGGAAGAAATCGCCCGTCTTCAAGACGAGAGTATATCAGATCGAAACCGGGAAAGCAAGCAGAAGTTTTCCGTGGACGAGGACCAGGTCAGCTTCGACGATCTGAAGGAGCGGCAGCTTCGGATAATCCAAGAGAACAATGCAGCACAGGACGATCAGCACACGTGGATCCGAAGTGTCGAGGACATCCGGACATTCTATGAAGCAATCCACGACAGCGACTACGAGGAGACAGACATCGCACCGGACTACACATGGGAGATGGCACAGCGGGCGGAAGAGTCCGGGGAGATCACGATCTACAGCAGCAACGCAATCCGTCCGGGGACATTCGTCACACCGTCAAAGATGGAGGCACAGAACTACGGGCAGAACGTCCGGAGCATGACGGTGCCGGTTGAGCAGGTCGCATGGATCGATGCGGTTGAGGGACAGTTCACCGGAGACGTGAGCAAGCAGAAGTTTTCAGTGGACGAGGACCAGGTTACCTTCGACGACATCACCGGCGGGGAGATGGAGCGGAGCAACTGGGATCCGGTATTCCGGGAGAAGTACGAGAGGGCGCAGCAGGTAGAGGAGGATGTGCAGGAGTACTTCCGGAAGATGGACGAGAACGATCCGGACTGGCTGAGTGAAGAAGACATCGAGGTCATGCTGGACTATGACCCCTTCAGCTTCGGCCCGGAGAGCGCGAGCATGGAAGACGCGGGCTACATCGCGGACACGCTGGTCCGCAGGGCGATGAACCAGACGGGAGAAGAGCGGCAAGAGAGCTACCAGCTGATCGAACGGCTGCTGCCATACATGAGAGCGATAGACCAGATGATGTTCACGGGGGACGGAAACAGCGAGAAGGTCACCAGCCAGGCCTTCAAGAAATGGTACGACAGAAGACACCCGAGCCTGTACTATCCGGGCTATGAGCAGGGAGATCTCTTCGACAAAGGCCAGGCGGACAGATGGACCGCGTGGGACAACCAGGACAAGGAGACGGAATATCTCCGGGAGCTGCTGGATTCCGGGAAGCTGATGGAGCCGGAACTGAGCCAGGCGAGGAACATGCTGGACCGGCTGGAGAATCCGGAGGAGCGGGACATCTTTTACTCCATGGACGAGGATCAGATCCGGGAAGAGTATGAGCAGCTGGACGAGGAGCGGGAAGAACTCGGCGCGTTCTTCGAGAACCTGGACTTCGTCGACGGGAAGTACATCCGGACGGACAGCGGGCGCACCGTCGCAGAGCAGGACGTCCAGGAGAAGGCAGCGAGATTGGAAGAAGTAGAGAACCGGCAGAGAGAACTGCGGGAAGTGCTGCCGGAGGAAGAGACCGAAGAGGAGCTGCCCTTCGACATAGAGGAAGAGGACCGCAGCGGCGAGCTTAGCCTGGGCGAGACCGAACGGGAGGAAGCCAGACAGGAAGAATGGACGGCAGCCGGAGAAGAGCAGGGCCTGCGCCTGGGAGCACAGGAGGAAACCGAGGAAGAGACAGAGGAAGAGACCGAAGGCCAGATGGAACTGCCGGAGGATCCGAAGGACAAAACCATCCGGGAGCTGGAGGCAGCAAACAGGGATCTGCAGAAATACGCGGAGAACTGGAGGAAGCAGGCCAGTATCACCGGCGAAGGGGAAGAGACAGCCAAGCGCAGCGACGTGCGGCGATTCACCAATGAGCTGGCGGACGAGGCCGAGTACCAGGGCGAGAAGGCGGAGCTGCAGCAGAAGGTTCAGCGGCTTTCAGACATGGTGGTCTCCAACGACAGAGGCGACGGCCTGGACTGGAACGAGATCCGGAGACAGGCGCGGGAGATCGCCGAGGATCTGGTGGATAACAGTTACACCATCGTGGATCCGGAAGCAGATACCCGGAAAGCAATCCTGGCAGATCTGAAGCAGATGAAGATCCGGCCGGACAAGATGTGGACCGCAGACTTCGGAGACTGGAACAGCATGCGGCAGCGCCTGGTGGGGAAGATTATCTTCAACGCCAAGGAGGGGCAGAACATCGACGATGTGTACCAGCAGCTGCGGGCAAGCTACGGAGAGGGGCTGTTCCCCGAGAGCATCACCGCCGGCAGCGACCAGCTCAACCGGATCATCGACGCGCTGGACCAGCTGCGGCCGAGCATGAACTACAACTTCGCGAGCGACCAGGACGCCGAGCTGGCCACACAGTATTACCAGAACAAGATCACGGACGAGGTCCTTTTCGGAAATATCGGGCAGGAGCTGACCAGGGCAGACCGCAACTATCGCAGAGTCAAGGAGCGGATGCGCGACGCCGAGCAGAAGCTTCGGGATGTGAAGAAGGAATCCCGGCAGAAGATCGAAGACCTGCAGAAGATGCAGCGGCATGAGGTCCGGGCGGCCGTGGAGAACCAGAGGAAGCAGGCACGGGAGCGGGAGGAAAAACAGAAGCTCCGGAAGAAGATCAGCCAGACCGGCAAGCGCCTGATCAAATACCTCACCGAGAACAACGGACAGAAGAACCCGATCCCCGAACCCCTGAAGGAAGCGGTGGGGAAGGTCCTGCTGGATCTCGACATCAGCGGCGGCATGGACGTGAAGCAGAAAAAGAAATACGTCCAGGACATGCAGCAGGTGGCGAGGATCGTCACGCAGCAGAACGCATACATGGAGGGCAACACCGACAAGTGGGCGGGGATGTACCTTGACCTGCCGGCAGATATCCAGCAGGAACTGGACGAGCATCTGCAGAATGTGCAGGCGGCCATGGACGAAGCCGAGGCGAAGGGCAAAGTCTGGAACCCGAACATGATGGGGACCGAGGAGCTGCAGCGCCTGGACGAGATCATGACCGTGCTGACCTCCGCGATCACCAACTCCAATGAGATCCTGAGCGATGCCAGGGGAGCGAAGATCAGCGAGGAAGCAGCGGAAGGGATCCGGGAAATCGACAGCCTGGGCACCGACCGGAAGCGGAGCGAGCGGGGCGAGAGCCTCAACAAGTTCCTGCGGTTCCAGAACACCACGCCATACTACTTCTTCAAACGGCTGGGCAAGGCGGGCATGAGAATGTTTGAGCGGATCCAGGACGGCTGGGACAAGTTCGCGCTCAACGCCAGACAGGTGGTAGACTTCGCCAATGAAACCTACACCGAGCAGGAAGCCAAAGAGATTCAGGAAACCGTGTACGAGTTCCAGCTTCGCAGACGCGGGGATATGAGCGAGGGCTTCGAGAAACCGGAGACCGTCACCATGACCAAGGCGCAGATCATGAGCCTGTACTGCCTGTGGAAACGCGAGCAGGCACGGGGACACCTGACCGGCGCCGGCATTCGGATCGCAGACTACAGGCAGGGAAAGAACAAGATCACCCAGGCGGAGAACTACCTTCTGGATCTGGAGGACATCGCGAAGATCACGGGCAAGCTGACCGAGCGGGACCGTGAGATCGCCGACGCCCTGCAGAAGTACATGAACACGGTGGGTTCAGACTGGGGCAACGAGGTGAGCATGAAGCGCTTCGGGATCCGGAGCTTCACCGAGGAGAACTACTTCCCCATTACGACGGACGACCGCACAAGACCGGTGCGCAATCCGGAGAGTGACACGGCCAACCTCTACCGGCTGCTGAACATGAGCTTCACCAAGTCGACGCAGCGGGGAGCCAGCAACAGCGTGGTCATCGATAACATCTTCGACGTGTGGGCAAACCACATGGCGGACATGGCCAAATACAACGGACTGGGCCTGCCGATGCTGGACGCGATGAAGTGGGTGAGCTACAACCAGACAAGCGATCTGAACGAGGAAGGCCAGTACGGGTATGAGTCCGTGCAGAAGAGCATGGAGCGGGCCTTCGGCAAGGAGGCACGGACCTATTTCACCACCTTCATGAAGGACCTCAACGGCGTGAAGGAAGGCGGACGCGGCGAGGAGTTCGGCAGCCGGATGCTCTCCAGCTACAAGGTGGCAGCCGTGGGCGCCAACATCCGCGTGGCGCTGCTGCAGCCGACGTCCTATGTGAGAGCCGGCGCGGTGCTGGACAAGAAGTACCTGGTCAAGGGCCTGGGCATGAGCAATAAGCAGGGCCAGGAGGAAGCCAGGAAGTGGAGCGGGACCGCAGTCTGGAAGGACCTCGGCTTCTACGACACGAACATCAACGCGGGCCTGCGGGAGATGATCAAGCACACCGACGGCCTGAAGGGAAAGATCCAGGAAGTGTCCATGAAGGGCGCGGAGCTGGGAGACAAGATGACATGGGGCGCACTGTGGAACGCGTGCAAGGCGGAGCAGACGGACAAGGGATTTGCCGGGGACGAACTGATGCAGAAGACTGCAGAGCGCTTCCGCGAGGTGGTGTACCGCACCCAGGTGATGGACAGCACTATGACGCGCAGCCATGTGATGCGGCAGAAGGGAGCCTATGCCGGCATGGTCACGGCCTTCATGTCCGAGCCGACACTGAGCTATAACATGCTGCTGGATGCGTACACGGAATATGAGAACGAGGTGAGGAAGGAAGCAAAGGGATCCACGGACAAGGCGACACTGAAGAAGGCCAGAGAGAAAGCCTGGGAGAAGGCAGGCCCCGCGGTGGGCAAGGCGGCCACGGCGTACCTGGCGACGGCAACCCTGAGCGCCATTGTGGAGAGCCTGATCGACGCGGCCAGGGATGACGACGAGTACGCAAACTTCCTGGAGCGCTTCGCCGAGAAGCTGCTGGGCTTCAACGTGAAGGATCCGGACAGCACGGCGTGGGAGAAGATCAAGGGAATCACCAGCGGGAACCTGATGCAGGACCTGCTGGTCCACAACAAGCTGCCGGTGGTGAAGGACTTCTTCAGCATCCTGAGCGGGAACGACACCAGCCGGATGGATACCGAGTGGATGAACAACATCATCCGGGCCGGGCAGATCGCATGGGAGAGCCTGGCACTGAGGGCGGGCTGGATCGACGAGCCGACCAAGATCACCTACAACGGGAACATGACCACGTGGGGCAAGATCTACAATATGCTGCGCGGCGTGAGCCAGGTCACCGGCCTGCCGCTGGGCAACGCCATGCGGGACATGACCGCCATGTGGAACAGCACCGTCGGGGAGATCACGGGGAAGAAGATCCAGACCTATAACCCGGGACCTCTCAAACAGATCCAGTACGCGCTGAAGGACGGATACATCACGGAGGACGACGCGGTGAAGCTGCTGATGGAGAAGGAACTGGTGGACGATGAGATCGAAGCCAGGCAGCAGGCGTATGTCTGGGCAAACCCGGAGAAGTACGAGAATATGCTGGCGGCCATGAGGGCCGGAGACAAGGAAGGCTTTGAGGCAGCAAAGGACCAGCTGGAGGATCTGCGCTACAAACAGAGCAGCATCATGGCAGCAGTCACCAGTGAAGTGAAGGAGATGTATCTCGGAACCGACGGCACGGAACCGATCAGCAGGGAAGAGGCCATGAGCCTGATGATGGAGTACGGCGGGATGATCGAGCGGAAGGCGGAGACTGAGATCCAGAAGTGGACCTGCGAGCTGGAGACCGGGATCCCGTACGACGGGATCGATGAAGCCTATATCGCAGGGGACATCACCAGGCAGCAGGCCGAGAACATGCTGGTGGAGTACGGCGGATACGCAGAGGACAAGGCAGCGGCCCAGGTTCAGAAGTGGACGTCCCAGATCGATGAAGGAATCTGGTACAGCGAGATCGACGACTATTACTTCTACGGTGACATCACATACAAGGAAGCCGTCGACATGTACATGAAATACGGCGGCAAGAGCAGAGAGGATGCGGAGGACGCTGTGCTGGAAACCAAGTTCCTGAAAGACTTCGGCAGAGAGCGGAACCGCGCAGAGCTGCAGGACATGTACATCAGCGGCGAGTATGACCGGGACAAGATGAAGGAGATCATGCTGGACTATCGGTACAGCGCAAGTGAGAGCAGCGCGGAGAACTCGCTGATCCGCTGGGACTTCATCGGGGACGACATGACGCTGGACGATGTGACACCGACGCAGGCCAAGGCGTACTTCAACGGAATCGAAGGCGCAGAGATCGACAAGCACATGTTCCTGGATTTCGCAAATCGGGTTGGAGATCTGAAGGCAGACTATGACGAGAACGGGAAGGCCATCGCTTACAGCAAGATGGACAAGGTGCTCGCACTGATCGACAGTCTGGATCTGAGCGACGAACAGAAGGACGCGCTGGCGCTGATCTACGGAGCAGACGGCAAAGGATACGCAGAGAAGAACCTGAGCCGTGCACCTTGGCACAAGGGGGAAGAGGACAGCAAGAGCAAGTCCAAGAAGAAGTCAAGCGGAGGACGCGGAGGCGGAGGACGCGGAGGCGGACGACGCGGCGGCGGAAGACGCAGCAGCGGAGGCAGCGGCCTGATCGTCGGGCAGGCATTTGAAGCGCCGGCAGAAGGACGCAGCGGATTCTTCGAGCAGATCCTGAAGATGTGGAAACGGAAGAAGTATTCCAGGGCACAGATCCTGGCCTTCGTCCGGATGGGCAAGCTGACCCAGGAGGAAGCCGACGAGATCCTGGCACAGAAACAGGATGGAGGAGAGGAAGAGCCGGCAACAGACACGCAGCCGGCAGAGCAGCCGGAGACCGACGGCAGCCTGACGCTCGGAGCGGCTGACGAGCTGGAAGAAGCATAAGAAACAGACATGCCCGGGAGATAATTCTCTCGGGCATTTTCGTTAGTAAATCCGTTAGTAATTTCATGCGGAAAATTACTAACGGGATGGGGAAACGAGGAACAAAAGAGGAACTGCACGAAGCGCCAAACCACCAGCAAAATAAGGGGAAGTCGCCGATTCGCAAGGAATCAGCGACTTCTCTGAATGGTGCTCCAGCGGGGACTCGAACCCCGCCGGGTGATCGCAACACACCAGTAATTACTGGTATACTTAAAATCCGTTAGTAAATTTGTAGTAGAAGAATCAGACGGGAGGCTTCGGCGGACCATAGATAAACAGGCTGCGGAAATAATCATCGACCATCTGAGCGGCTGCCTGATCGCCTTCCGGGATCGCGTCAGTGTAAGTCTTTACCCGGATGTGATCGGACGCCCAGCCCCCACGCTTATTGGCATAGACGGGAGGAACACCGACAAGCTCCATAATGGATGCGTTCGTGTGGCGCAGCCCGTGCAGGTATCCATGCTTAATGCCGGCACGCTTGCAGGCTTCCGTGATTCCTTTCCAGATCCCGGATGTAGACATCCGGAAGACGCGCTCTCCTTCATGGGGGAGCGCATTTATTTTGTCCAGGATGTACCGGTCGCAGGGAATAAGACGCTCGCTGGTATCGTTCTTAGTCTCCTTCTCGACGAGCTTGTGATGCTTGTCATAGACACGGGCCTTCTCGATCAGGATGGAATCAGAGCGGATGTCAGACCAGCGAAGACCGAAGATCTCAGAGCGGCGCAGGGACATCCAGGCCGCGAGGAGTCCGGCACACTCAACCTCTCCGCCGATCTCAGCGAGGGCAAGGATCAGACGACGAAGATCCGCAGAGCCGTACAC